AATTAGAACACTTGTACCGCATTTGGTTATGCAAAACCCAGTTAATAAACTTGAAACCAAAATCGTTGCTCAAAGATTTTATGGTGAATTATTGGGATTGGCTATTGACCAAACAGAACAAGCAATTGATCTGAAAAAGACTCTACGTGGCTGGATTGTTTCTGCTCTATTTGGATGGGGAATTGTTAAAGTTGGTTTGTTTGCCAGCGGAGAAATGCTACAGTTTGGTGATGTTAGAATAGATCCAGGCCAGGTATATGCTTCTCTTGTAGATCTGGATGATTTTGTTATTGACCCGGTTTGTACTGAAGTTGAACAGGCCACATTTATGGGTAGTCGGGTTCGAGTGCCAAGACAACTTCTTCTGGATACAGATGGTTATGATCATGATCTTGTAAAGAAATTACCCCACGCCAGGTATACTGCTGATGGGCAGCGAGTTGAAGATATTACTAAACAAGGAATGTCTACTATGGAGATGTATAGTCTCCAAGATTCTGTGGAAGTTGTAGAGTTGTGGATTCCTGAAGCGGATGCCTTGATAACAATTCCTGATCCTGCACAAATTACGTTTGAAAAATATCTCCGAATAGCAAGTTATAACGGTCCAAAAGAAGGACCATATGTAGATCTGTCTTTTACACCACCCATACCAAATAATCCTTATCCTGTTGCTCCTGTGAGTCTCTGGTATGATATACACCGGATGGCAAATAGAATGTTTAAAAAGATTATGGAACAGGCAGACAGGCAAAAAGATATTGTATTCTATAATCCGGCACAAGCAGATGAAGCACAAGATGCACTCGAAGGTCAAGATGGTGATTGGATTGCTTCGATGGCCCCCAATGAGATAAATACAGTATCTATTGGTGGACAGAATCGTGGCAATGAAGTAATGTTACAGGAAATGCAAACTTGGTATAATTATATAGCACAGAATCCTGACCAGTTAGCTGGTAATATACCGCAGGGTCAAAGAGGGGGAGAAACAGCAACACGATCACAGATTCTACAAGCTAATGCAAGTATCGGTATTGAAGATGCTCGAAATATATTATACAGTAAAACTGCTAAGATAAGTGAAAAAATCGCTTGGTATCTACATACAGATCCAATGATTAATCTGCCGTTGACAAAACGAAAAACTGGCGGAGAGCAGATACAACTGTGGCTAACACCTGAGCAACGATATGGTGATTTTCTAAGATTTACATTTAAACTTGTAGCCCGATCTATGTCACGTTTGGATCCGACTATTAAATCTAAACGAGTTATTGAATTTGCTACCAAGTTAGTTCCTTCGATAATGAACTCCGGGATGATAGCCATGCAAATGCGTACACCATTTAATATCCAGCGTTGCATTACTGATCTTGCCAATGAACTTGATGTTCTTGAAATGGTACAGGATTGGTTTGATGATCCTGAATTTGAACAAAAGATGCAGATGATAGCAGGTATGGGACCACAAAATGCCGGTAAAGCAGGGACCAGTTCAGAAGGTATTATGCAGAATCAGCAGATACCAATAATACCTAATGTGCTATCACCAGAACAAGAAGCGAATCAATTCGCACAAGAAACAGCCGCAGAAGGTCAATCGGATTTTGAAGGAATATATTGATGAGTGAGGTAACGAAAATGTCGAATAAAAAGATTAATGGTTTCGATAAATATGAAGTTGAAGGTGCAGCACGCACTCTTATAGAAGCAATAGAAATCAGAAAAAAACCAAAATTATTTGCTCTTGCTAAAAAAGAAGCAATGAAGCAAGCTAAATTAGCTCAAATTGCTGCATCAGAAAAAGCGATTAATGCTAAAATAGTATCGCAGATACCAAAAAAATCATAATGAAAGTACATAATTTTATTTGTGATGATTGTAATGTGATGGTTATGGATACTGATACAAAAGTAATCCATGAATGTCCGTATTGTGGTAAAGATATGCGATGGGCTATTAATATTGCTATTCATGGCAACTATCGGCATCCAATTCATTCTGATAGTCTGGCGATTCACCCAAGCCAACGGGCCGAACATGAACATCTTTTCCCAAACATACAGATAGATAAACAGAACAGACCAGTGTTCGATAATTTTGTAGACCATGAAAATTATTTGAAGAAATGCAATTTGGTAAAACACCCGCAGAGAATAAAAAGGACTAAAGTCTTGTAAATTACTGACCCCCGGCGTGTAACCGGGCCACTAATATATAAGGAGAAAATAGAGATGGCAGGATTACCTGATAAACCAAAAGACGGTGCAAAAGCTACATTAGAAGATGTTGCTAAATTAGAGGCACAATCGGCAGAAGATATTACATCTGGAGCAGAAGCAAAATTAGTAGAAACAACTAAAGAAAGATTAGAAGCAGTAATGAGTGGAGAGGAATTGCCCGAAGAAAAACCGGCAGAGGAACCAGAAAAACCAGAGGATACTACCCCGGAAAAACCGGCAGAAGAACCTGGTAAAAATAGTGACTCTACCCCGGAATCTAAAGGTGAAGTAGTGGATGAAGGAGACAAGGATGCAGATAAAGAAAAGGATGCTGCCGAGAAAGGAAAAACCCCGCAACTTCCTGATGGATATTATCGTGCAGCAATTCATCGGGGGATGAAACCCGAAGAAATTGAAGAATTTTATAAGGCTAATCCCAAATTATGTGTACAGACACTCGGCAACATTTACGAGGCAGTAAAACGATCATCCGAGGAATTCGCCGAACATGGGCGTATTGCAAAAGCTCAAGTTAAAGCTAAAGTTGAGGCTAAAGCAAAACCGGCAGTTGAAGAAAAGAAATCCGAATTTAAAGGTGTTGATTTTGAAGCCTTGAAAAGAACTGACATTGATTCTGATGCTCTTGCAATTATTAAAGCACAAGATCAGGCAAGCAAATTAATGTTTGATGAGATTCAAGAGCTTAAAGAAACCAGATCCGTTCAGGAACCTGATCAACCATCTGGTGTGACACAAGAGCAAATTCGGACTGCTAATCGAGAAACTGCTGCAATTGAGCAACAGATAGAAAACTTTTTTAAACAAGATGATTTAAAAGGATATAAAGATTTCTATGGCGAAATTCCTAAAGATGCTGCTGATTGGAGTGTTCTTACCCCTGGTCAAAAGGCGAATCGTTGGGCTGTAATCGAAATGATGGATGATATGCTTGTCGGTGCTCATGTACACAATCGTGATTTGACATTAGAAAAAGCTATGGAATTAGCTCATTTAAATGTCTCTGAATCGATTCGTGAAAAAGTAATACGTGAGAATCTGGAAGCTGGTGTAACCAAAAGAAATAAAAGCCTTACACTAAAACCTTCGGGTACAGCTAAATCCGGGGGAGATGTAAAACCACAGACAGAGGCAGAATTATTGACTGTTACTTCTCAAAGGTTACAGAAGTTATTTGGATAAAAGGAGTAAACAATGAGTGTAAAGAATTCTCAACTCGCTGATATGATTGCCATTACTCTAAATGATCTACCAAAGCAGGAGTTCGAGGTTGGTTGGACTAACCAGGATTATGAAGCCTGTCGAATTTATCAAACAGAGCGTATGGTAGTAGATGGTGGTCCTCAGATTGAGCGTAAGATCATGTTAGACAATTCTGGTAATGCCAGATACCGGAGAGCTTTTGATACTGATGAGCCTACAGTTGGTGATGTGATGCACACTATTAAGGCTCCCTGGACTCGAATTGGTGCGAATTATTCTTGGGATGATTTTGAGATTCTCCAGAATAAAAATAATGCCAAAGGTTTTATTGATCTTATGAAAGTTCGTAGGGTTGATGGTCTTTGGGCATTGGCTGATTTGATCGAGGAACGGTTTTGGAAAACTCCAGAAAGTTCAACAGATGATCTTTATCCTTATGGTGTACCTTATTACATCAATTATTACACAACGGCTGCTGGTGCACTTAATACGAGTGCCGGTGCTTTTAACGGTAAAGCATTTAAGTATCAAGGTTCAGCCACTTATTCGGCTGATATAGCAAATATTAATGCTGTAGATGAACCTAAGTGGCGTAACTGGTGCGGCGTTTATACTGCTATTGATAACGCCTTTTTGAAGGCTTTCCGTTTAGCATTTATGTACACTCGTTTTAAAGCCCCGATCATTGTAGATGATCCATCAAGAGTACGTGCTGCTGCGAAACGTATTTACACTGATTTTGATACTGCAGCACAATTAATGGATCTTGCTGATCAAAAAGATGATCGTCATATAGGCAAGGATATTCTTAGTAATTTAAAAGTTGATGATACAGGTTTGGTCTATGTTAATAGATTGCCGGTAGTTCCAATTCCAGCATTGAATGATGCCTCTTATACGCCGGTGTATTGCGTTGACTTTACTAAATTTATCCCGTATGTCCATGATGGTTATTGGATGAGAGAGGGTGAGCCGTCAACAGATCGTGGTCAGCATACTACGTTTACCGTGTATCTGGATGGTGCTCATAACAATCTGTGCTTGAACAGACGTACCGCAGGTTTCGTTCTGCATAAGTCAAGCTAATTTTGATGTAATCCTGGGGGCATATGTGTCCCCAGGATAGAATTTTATTGAACTTTGGATAACCCCAATAAGTTGGGGACAAAGGAGAAAAAGAATGAGTGGGATAGTTGATTATAAAACCGCAGTAAACATACCTTCAGATCGCCCCAGTCCAATTATTTGGGCTGATTGCCCGGTTATTACTATGTTACGAGATCCGGGTAAAGGTTTCCATGTATTTGAAGATTTTCATTATCTTAATTGCGATGATGCTACTACAATTATAGGTCATCGTTTTTATCCATATTTGGATACTTGTACTCTTGCAATACTTGCAGATAATGAAAAAGGTATTCTTAATATGGATCTTGGTGATACCGAAAATGATGCAGCGGTTATCACAACTGGCGACAATGTTACAGGTTGTATTACACCGGCTGATGGATCTAAATTAAAATGGTGGTTTGAATGTCGTATTGCAGTAGGTAGTATTACTAATGGTGATCAGGCTTTATTTGTTGGTTTAGCACAAGAAGGTCAAGCTGCTGATAGTAAACCTTTGGCAGATACTACACTTGCAGTTGGTGATATTGACCATGTTGGTTTTCATGTAGATGGTGCCGATGGTGACGGTGTTAATTTTGTCTGGAATTTAAATGGTCAAGATGCACAAGTAACAGCAGATGTCTACACATTTACAGCAGTAGACACTTATGTTAATTTAGGGTTTAAATATGATCCTAATGATAATAAAGTTCATGTCTATGTAAATGGAGTAGAGAATAAAAGTGCTGCTTTTCTAATGTCACATGCAAGTGCCCCCGATGATTGCCTGGCTGTTGTTCTTGCAGTTAAAGCTGATGGTGGTACACCTGATAATATGCTTGTTGACTGGGTACGTTACGCAGCAGAGTACAGAGTATAAGATGTTAACCGTGACATGGGGGGTTAACGACCCCCTATGTCCGAATTTTTCTTGGAGAATATTATGACAATTCCAGAAGCACTACAAAATATTGATGTTGTTGTTTCTAATGTCCCGATGAAGCGTCAAGAGCATTTTGCATTGCAACAAAGCATATCTCTCGTTCAGCAACGGTGTAAACGAGCAGACGAACTTGAGAAAGAAAAACAAGATGTAGGGGACGCTGAGAAAGAGGTTAAAAAATGAGTGAACCTACTTCAGCGTTAAGTTTCTATGACTTGATATTGCGAGTAGCTAAAGAAGCCGGTATAGCATATTATGGTGCTGATGGTGATGAAACAGCAATGATTCCGGTTGATGCATCTGATTTCGATATGTGTAAACAGATTGTAAATGATGGAATCAGGATGTTTATAGCTGATGCACCGCCTAAAGGTTGGCGTTGGATGCGTAGGATTATGGCTGTGACATTAACGGCTACTCGTATCACTGGTATTGTAGATAGTGTTGCTTCTGGTGGTACAGCTATGATTGATACTTCGTTAGCCGATACATATGATACTGATAATGAAATAGCTGGCTGGTATGTTTATATTCTTACTGGTACAGGTGCAGGTAGTTATGCACCAATATTAAATTATGATGCAACCAGTGTACCAGGTACAGTAAATGTAACAGTATGGTTTGATGAACAGGGTAATCTTGGTGGAACAGCGCCAGCAGCAGATAGCACATATGCTATTACACCAATAGAAACTGTAAATGGTGACATAACTCGTTATCCCCTGGCTGAGAACTTTGGTGGTGAAGTAGATGGACCCATTAGATATGCGGCGGATTCCGGGCATGGTACTCAGATTGAATGGTGTGATGAATCACAGATACGGGCAAGGCAAGCTGTTAATATATTAACTGGCTATCCAAGACTCGCTGCAATTAGACCCCTTGAATATACAAGTGGTGACTTTGGGCCTAAGCGTAGGTTTGAACTTATCTTGGATAAAGAACCTTCGGCTGCTGAAGTTCTGGAATTTCCTTATACATTATTCTTTGATAAATTGAGAATGGAAGTTGGAATATCATCTGGTGGAAGTGGGACAACTTTAATAGATAGTAGTTTTGCTAAATATTATTCTGATGATTATTTTAATGATGATTGGAAAATATATATAATCAGTGGAACAGCTAAAAATGCCAGAGGAATAGTTACTGATTTTGCTGGTAGCACGTTTACTATAACAGTAGCAAATTGGTTGGGCATTGATGATAGTGCTGATGCCGGTGAGGATCCTACTGATAGTGCTGATAGTGCTTATTATATAGAACCAACAGCTAATCTCCATCCGGCAGGATTTAGATTTGATCAGGCTATATTAGCTGCATGCCTGGCACAAGCCGAAATGGAAATAGAGGATATTACAGCCGGATATGTCGAGAAATATATGAAGAAGGCTCTCCCAAATGCTTGGCGAATTGATACTCGTAGTGCTCCGAGAAAACTCGGTAGATTAAGAAGGTATCCTGGTAGGCAGGGTGCTTTATCAGAAATTGATCTTACACATATTGAAGATCATTATTATTAATTGGACAGGGATGTCGTAATAAAGGAGAAATAAAATGAGTAGAAGTAGATATACATTAGCTTTCGACCACCATAATATGGTCCCCGGACCTGCTGGTGTGGCAACACCACATGTAATATACAAAAGTGAAGATGGCATCTTACAGTGTTATGGTATAACTGTTCCTACTGATGATGCCGCAGGTTATGCTAAAGGTTGTTTATTTTATCATACAGACGGTGACATTAATGATAAACTTTATGTTAATGACGGTGATGCCGATGGCTGTAATTTTAACCTGGTCGCTGGAGAAGGTTTAATTCAGTATGGTACACATGAAATTACCAATGCGGAAGTTAAACTTATGAATAGTGCCAATGGTGGTAAAGGTCACGAAATACTTGCTGCTCCTGGCACTGGTAAATTGATTAGTGAAATAGATTTGGTAGTAGTTCATAATTATGTTACCGCCGCATTTAGTTATGCTGTTCCCCAAGTCAAAATAGGTGATATAGTTATAGGTTCAGGATCAAGGGATCTTTTTGAAGCAACTTCAGATCATATTATGCGTTCCACTCAGGGATCTGAAAATGAAGCCGCAACAGATCTTATAAATAAAGGATTATATCTTTATGCGACAGCAGTTCCGGCTACTGGCGGTGGAACATTTAGTGTAAGATTTGCATATCGGATCTATGATTTTAATTAAGATTATACCCCTGGGGATTTTTGTATAGCTGTAGCCGGGGGATAACCGTCCCCGGTTACGGCATGTTATTATAAGGAAATGCAATGGCACAAACGCACAAACAATATAAAAAAGCAGTAAAGAAATTAGGTGCTAAACAAATTGCTACACCCGCTGAATTTGAAAAGATTCAACAAGCATTTGGAAGAAAAAGAATTTATCGAAGAATACGTGAAAGAACTGCAAGACGAGCAGCACTTCGAGATGCTAAACCAACAGTAAGAACAAAATCGATAGAGAAAAGATTGGAACGTGCTGGTCTTACTCAAAGAGAAAGAGATCGTTTACGTGGTATAGGACAAAAATGAAATTAAAACAATGTTCTTCTTGCAAAAAGATAAAACCTATAGATGATTTTTATAAAGATAGGCATCTTAAAGATGGTCTCGGATCCGCATGTAAGTTATGTATGGCTAAATATGCTAAAGAGTATCGTAGAAAAAATTTAAGTAAAATAAAAAAATCAAAAAGACAATGGTACATTGAAAATGTTGATGGAGAATATCGTAGACGAGCAAAATTAAAATATAAATATAATATTACCCTCGAACAATATGATAAAATGTTTAAAAAACAAAATGGTAACTGTGCTATTTGTGGATCACCAGAATTAATAATAAGATTGTCCGTTGATCATGATCATGAAACCGGAAAAATTAGAGGGTTACTTTGTAAAAGTTGTAATATAAAATTAGGAACAATTGAAAATAAAGAATTTATCAAAAGAGTTAAACATTATTTGAAAGGACAATTTTATGCGGATTCCCTTTCCATTTAAAGGAATCGATAAAGGACGAGCGACTCACCAGCAGACACCTGAAGTATCACCCAATATGAAAAACATGCGACTATTTGATACACTTGATAATAGGGCACGTGGTGGACAAAGACCCGGATTGGATAAATGGGGTGCTGGAACTAAGATAGGTGATGCAGAACAGCCAGTAGTTGCAATGTGCACAGTTAGTTCGGTGGTATAATGGCTTTACAAGATTATTATAATACTGGTGATGATGGTATATTTTCTGTTTATGGTGTAGCTGGAAGTCCAAGAGGACTTCAAGGTCAGGGTTTTAAAGCATCTTCAGCCTATGATATTAAAAGTGTTAAGCTACTCTTATATAAAGAAGGTACACCCGGAATTGTAACCGTATCCTTATATGCTGTAGATGGTAGTCAGTATCCAATTGATGAAATTTTAGCTTCTGGAACAATTAATGGAAATGATCTAACAACTGATACAGATGGAGAATGGTGTGAAATAACATTCTCGTCTCCGCATACTTTAGTAAGTGGCACTACTTATATTATAATAGTAAGTTGTCCGGGGTGGAAATTACAGTGGCGAGTGGATACTGGTGGTGGTTATGCAGATGGTAAAGCAATATCATCAACTAATGGTGGAACAAGTTGGTATGATCCAAATTCAGGACTTTCTGACTTAATGTTTGAAACCGATGATGGTTTACCCAAAGAACCAACAACTCCATCACCCGGCAATGGGGTTACTAATGTAGTATTAGATCAGGCAACAATAACTTGGGTAGATGGCGGTGAAGGAGAAACTTATGCCGCAACTTCTTATGATGTTTGGTATGGAGAAAATGAAGCAGGATTAACAAGAGTTTCTGAAGGACAAGAAGAATTATCTTTTACTATTTCTGGAATAGACTATGGCTCTCCATTTGATTATGTAGTAAGCCGAACTTGGCGAATAGATGCTATAAATGCCGCAGGCACAACTACAGGATACATATGGACTTTTACTACAATAGTTTTTGATCCACCACAGGTAACTTAC